CGCAAACTGCAGGAGGCCGCAGCCTTCGAGCGCGAGTGCTCCGAGGCTGCCGCTGCACGCGCCGGCAAGGTTGCTCAGGGCATCATGGTGCCGAGCGAGGTGCTGCGCCGTGACCTGACCGTTGGCACCGCATCCGGCGCTGGCGATCTGGTCAGCACTGACTTCCGTCCTGGCAGCTTTATCGAGCTGCTGCGCAACCGCTCGGCACTGGCCGGCCTTGGCGTCACCAGCCTGACCGGGCTGACCGGCAACGTGGCTATCCCGCGCCAGACGGCTGCGGCTACTGCATATTGGGTGGCTGAATCTGGTTCGCCCACCGAGAGCCAGCAGACGGTGGATCAGGTGAACCTTTCGCCAAAAACCGTAGGCGCCTTCACCGACTACAGCCGCCGCCTGATGCTGCAGGCCAGCATCGACGTGGAGCAGATGATCCGCCAGGATCTTGCCACTGTGCTGGCGCTTGAGATCGACCGCGTTGGCCTGTACGGCTTGGGCAATACCAGCCAGCCGCTTGGCATCAAGCTGACCACCGGCATCAACACCGAGGACTTCGGTGCCGCCACCCCGACCTATACCGAGGTGGTAAGCATGGAATCCAAGATCGCTGCGGACAACGCCGACATCGGCGCCATGGCGTATCTGATGAATGCCACCATGCGCGGCAACCTGAAGACCAAGGACAAGGGCACCGATACCGGCGCCTACGTGTTCGAGCCTGGCGGCACCGTCAACGGCTACAGCGCCGTCGTCAGCAATCAGGTCGAGTCTGGCGACATCTTCTTCGCGGTGTGGAGCCAGCTGATCATGGCGATGTGGAGTGGATTGGATCTCACCGTGGATCCCTACACCCACAGCACCAGCGGCACAGTGCGCGTGGTGGCCCTGCAGGATGTGGACTTTGCAGTCCGTCATCCTGAAGGCTTCTGCCGCGGCAACAACACCCTGTGATGTTGATCGAAATCCTTAAGGACACGTCCATTAGGGGCGTGGCTGTCAAGGCAGGGCAGGTGGTTGACACCGAGCAATCGGACGCCACCGCTCTGATCAACATGGGCAAAGCGCAGCCGGCTCCGATTGTGGAGCCGGCCCCGGCAGTTTGCCCGCAGCCTTTCCGCAAATCCACCCGCAAGAGGACCAATGGGAATCTTTCAACAGACGCTTGAGAAGCTGCAGCATTTCACGCTGCTGGCTACTACGACCATCACCGCTACCGGCAACCAGACCGGCGTCGATCTCCTTGAGTACGACGGCGACATTCAGATCATCCTGGCCGGCACCGCTGCTGGCGCCAGCGCTGATCTGACGTTCCGCATCGAGGAATCTTCCGACAACAGCACGTTCACTGCTGTGACCGGCGGCACCTTCACCGCGATCGGCAACGCTGCCTACAAGGAGGTGAAGACCTTCGATCGCGACAACCTGAAGCGCTACATCCGCCTGAGCTGCACGGCTGAGACGGGCACCGCTTCGAGTGCTGTTACCTGCTTCGGCTTTGGCCTGAAGAAGTACGGCTGAGCTGTTCAATGATGGCCCCGGCTTACGCTGGGGCCTTTCCTAGACTGAACTCAACTGCTACTGCACCATGGCCATCGCCAGCATTCCGAGCATCACGTTTACCCGACCGGCGAACACGACCGCCTATACCGCTGGCGATGTGATCGGCAGTGCAACTAGCGCGATTCATGAACTGACCGGCGCTGCAAGTTCATCGTCGTTTGTATTTGTGCAGTCGATCCAGCTGCTGATTAACAATACGACGGTGCCATCCGGCATGGCTGGATTCCGCGTGCATTTGTATTCAGCGGCGCCTACCGCAATTCTTGACAACGCTGCCTATACGTTCACGACATCTGATGCTGCAGCATGGCAGGACAGTTACGACCTCGGCACGCCTGCTGTTCGTGGTTCGATGTTGCGCGCGCAGGCTTACTACCAGGGCGGCATTATGAAGCTGCAGCCGGCGTCATCCAGTTTGTACGCAGTGCTAGAGACACTGGGCGCCTATACGCCTGCCAGCGGCACCGCCTACACGCTGCGCGTCAAGGTGCTTGAGGCTGGATTCTGATGATTGGCGCGCCGGTCTTCCGCTATGTGCTGACGCCAGGATGGGCCGGCGATAGCTTGGCGCGGGCTGCGCAAGCTGTGCCAAGCCTCGACCTCAACTTCGCCGTCACCAAGACTGTCGGCCCCCTCGTCACTTTCACCCGCGCCAGCAGCGCGACCTACATCGACAGCGCGGGAACGCTGCAGACGGCGGCTGTGGATGTGCCGAGGTTTGACCACAACCCCACGACCGGCGAAAGCCTGGGCCTGCTGGTGGAGGAGCAGAGGACTAATTTGCGCTTGAACTCAGCCACCTATCAGCCAACGTCCGGTGGAGCGCCTGCCGCCTATACAGTTGACCAAGTAGCGCCAGATGGCACAGCGACAGGATCACGTCAGACCGCTGCCACTCCTAGAACTTTTGAAGATTACACAGGAATTGCTAACGCTCTTTACACTTTTAGCTTTTACTGTCGCGTTACGTCAGGAACGGCTGCATTTTCAATTCAGTTAAAAAACGCCGCGTCAGACACAGTTATAATAAGTGACACAAGCCCAGTAGCTACGACAACGTGGAAACGGTTTTCTATTAGCGGAACCACAAATGGGGCAACACCTGGCGCTCGTGTTGAGCTTGTAGGCGTTGTCCCTGGTTTTGTTTTCTGGGGCGCCCAACTAGAAGCCGGTGGCTTTGCCAGCAGCTACATGCCCGCCGCCGCCGCCGCAGTCACCCGCAGCGCGGACGTTGTCAGCATCACGGGGGCGAACTTCAGCTCTTGGTATCGGCAGGATGAGGGGACGGTGTTTTGTGCTTCTGATCGGCAACAACAAATACCAGCGACAGATTTTGCTCAATTGGCTTTTATGCACGACGGTAGTGCCAACAACACAATTAACCTAGGGTGGCTAACTGCAAGTGTAGGACAGTTCAGAGTCAGAACAGCAAATGTAAATGAAGCCAATCTTTTGGATACCGTGACAACATTAAGCCGCAGAATTATTGGCGCTTATGCTGTCAATAACGTTGCAAGTAGTGTCAATGGAAGTATTCCATCTAGCGATACGTCCGTAACACTTCCTACGGGAATCAATCAGTTGAGATTAGGCACTAGCAATGACGGGTCAACTGCACATAACGGCACCATCCGCCGCCTCACCTACTGGCCCACCCGCCTGCCTAACTCCACGCTGCAGGCGATCACGCAATGACGCGCTACCTCCGCTTCCCCGACGAATCCACCGGCATGGCTGCGCTGGATGCTGCTGGCCTTACCACCACCAATGAAGACGGCGACACCGTGGTGCTCACCGCCAGCCACACGCACGCGCTAGACGTGGTGGGCGTCATCAGCATTGGCGGCGAATACGACCCCGAGACCGGCGAAGTGCTTACCCCGCCCGTGCTGCTGAGCGGCTGGCACGTCAACTACGTGGGCGACCTCCCCAACGGCTGGGACGCTTACATCGTTGAGCCCAAGCACCCATCGAGGGTATTCGCGTGACCATCACCGAGAACCTGGATGCGTTCCTTGATGACTTCGGCGTGACATGCACTGCCGGAGCGGTGACTGCGTTGGGCATCCTGGACATGCCATCTCAGGTGCTGCTCAATGATGCAATCCTGAGCACTGACTACACCCTGACCGCGCGCGCATCCAGTTTTGGCAGCTTGAAGTATGGCGACAGCATCACAGTGGCAGGCACTGCCTATACGGTGCGCGAGACGCAGTACATTGATGATGGTGCAATGGTACAGCTAGGGCTGCAGAAGACATGAGCGCACCGATTCGCACCAATACTCGCGCGGCATGGACGGCAGGGAATCCGATCCTGCTGGCTGGTGAGTTTGGCCGCGAATCAGACACCGGCAATATCAAGATCGGCAATGGCACGCAACGTTGGAGCCAGCTGCCGTATCACGGCTGCCCTGGCTATTGGGGCAGCTTCTGGGATTCGACATCGCAGTATGTGGCGACGATCAACACGCCAACCGCAATACTGCTGCGTTCTGGCGACTTGAGCAACTACGGCGTTGCAGTTGCATCAGGCAGTCGTATCACGGTGCTGCATCCCGGCATCTATAGCATTACATTCTCTATCCAATTCAGCAATAGCGATTCGCAGATCCATGATGCCAATGTCTGGCTGCGAAAGAATGACAGCGGTACGCCCGGCGATGTGCCGAACTCAGATAGTCGCTTCAGCGTCATCGCAAAGCATGGCAGCATAGATGGCAACGTGATCGGCACCGTCAACTTCGTGATGGAGCTGGCCGCCAATGATTACATCGAGCTGATGTGGGCGGCAGCCAATCTCAACGTCTACATTCACGCCGAGAGTGCCGGCGCATCGAATCCTGCCATCCCTGGCATCATCTGCACAGTCACCCAAGTTGCCAGCGCCTGAACCATGACAACACGCCGCGAAAGCATTTTGGCCACTATTGCCTCATCACTGGCTGGTACGACAGGCGTCAGCACGCGCATCTACCGCAGCCGGGTGGAGCCGATCACGCGCGGCGAGTCGCCGGCCATTGTGGTGGAGCCGATCTCGGACCAGGCCAATACGGACGTCAGCTTCTGCAAAACCGACTGGAGCCTGACGGTGCGAATCGCTGTGATCGTGCGTGGCAGTATCCCGGATCAACAGGCGGATGCAACCATTGAAAGCTTGCACGCCAAGGTGATGGCCGATCAAACCATCGGCGGCTATGCCATGAGCATTGAGCCGCGCGGCGTGCAGTTTGACATGATCGAAGCGGACCAGCCCGCAGGAGTGATCGCGTGTGATTACCTGATCAGGTA